TATTAAACCACGCAAACTTGAAAAAAAGACCGAGGTCATCATTGATATAATGGAAATTGTAGATAAAATCAACAATACAAATGAAACTAACAAAGTTTTAGAAAAAACACTTATTAATCTAAGAAAGTTAGAGAAAGATATTGCCTGAAAAGTTAGAAACTAACGAAAACGCAAACGACATGACCAAAAAGCTTTGGGAAAAGCACCAAGGTGACGAATTTACCGCAGTAAACAACTACAAGGAGGGAGTATGTCTTGGCTGTATGAAGGTTGACAGGGCTGCCGCTACCATTGCTGACATTTGTGGTGATTGTGCTGGAAAAAAGGGGCGTGAGCCTCTCTTGGCAAAGGTTTGCGACAAATATTACGGGTTATGTTTCTTTTGCAACTCATACAAGTTCAATATTGAGCAGGTAAACGGAAGATTTTGCAACACATGTCACTCCAGAATAGCCAAAGTCACCAAAGAGTATAATAAAAAAGGTGGATTCATGAAGACTGACCCATTTTGGATAAGCATGCGTAAAAAACACGGAAAGGATTGGAAAAAGATAATGGGTGGCTATAATAAATCTAATCGTCGCTAGTCTTACCACGTTTTTTTCTCATATACTCTCTTAAATCTGGTGGGGTAAGGAGTAGTTCCAACAATGTTTCTATATTGGCTAGCTTGTTGTTTGTATCCACTAATAATTCCTCGACTTCCCCCAGTACAAAGTCAAATTTCATTTTTATTCTCCAAGATAAATATCATACGGTCATTCTTAAAGTCATAGTAGCGTTTATCATAATTAATATCACGTTTTTTAAGATTTAAGCCAAAATACCTACCCACTCTCATTGAAAGTAACGGTTTTCGCATGAATCTTGGAAAGAACTCCAATTGATTTTTTTTCCCATTGAACCTAATCTTTCCATGTGTTACTAATTTTTCATCACCTTCTATCCATTCTTTGGCATTGTCGCTTCTAAAATGGACTATGCTTCTGCTCAATCTTGGCTGTTCTTTCATATTGTTACTATTTGTAATAACCCATAATTTTGTTCCCTTTACATATAGGTCAATAAGAGGCATTTTATGCTCTATATCGTCAACATGTTCCCTGTAAATACTGTTAAATGTCTTGTCGCAATCAAATATGTATATGGATGTAGCCATGTCATATAATCAGCAATACTTATTTATAAAGCCTTGTTAGTTGTTAATCATGGATGAAAAGTGTAAATCATGTAAAATAACCAAGTATGGTTACACTGACGGACAGCATTCAATATTCATATGCTTCAAATGTGGTAGATTTGACGGCATGAGTGGTGGGGATGATTCATTTTTAGCCAAAATAAATGAAGAGCCTATGTCATTATTGGTGATGATTAAGAAAAAAATACTCATTCCAATAAGTTAATTTATATACTTTACTAAACATGTATATACCATGGAAGTATTTTCATCTGTATTAGAACCTCTACTTTTGGCTGCTCTTATAGGTATGGGTAGTGGATTGTTTGCATTCTTTAGAAAAATGAGTAACACACAAAGGGACTTGTGTGAAACAGTACAAAGATTGCAAAAAACCTTAATTATTTTAGCTAAAGCAGTTGACAGACAGTCAAACAGATTACATCCAAAAGAAGCAGATTCCGAACTTGACGACCTTGTCAAGGAACTTTTGGATAAATAGGCGTAAATTTAACAATAAACCTTAAATAATAACTCTCAGCCAAGGTTGAGTATGATTGATCCATTGTTAATCGCAACCCTCTCCGTAATAGGAGGAGCAATCTTGAATACGTTTAGAGGATTCTTAGGATCTTCTGATGCTACATATGACATCAAAAAATTCTTTGGTGCATTAATTGTAGCAGTATTTGCAGGTATTGCAGTTGCACAAACCTTGGCTCTTGCAGGATTAGGAATTACAGAACTCGTATTAATCGGGCTAACTGTCGGTTTCTCAGTCGATTATGCAGTGAGCAAGGCAAAGAAAACTCAGTAAGCATTTTTTAAACCCTTACTTTTTCCCTTCTTTTCTATAAACTTTATAAGTAATGTTACAGTCGAGTTTATATATGGAAGACGAGATATTCTTCAATGAATTTGTGACAAAAGACCTACATCCTATTGACGGTGCTCAACGATTTTTCGAAGGTTATCTTACAGTTCAGGTTAAAGACAAGCAGGGAGAGATTACAATCGTTGATGAATTAATCAAGGTATTACCTATTTGGATGGACAGAGGAGCACCAATCAGTGACACTCACAGTAACAGAATTATCGGAAAAGGTATCAGTTATGCCAAGGTGGATTATAAAACCAAGGAAGGTACTTTATTACCAGCAATTAAAATTACAGGAAAGATACACAAAGACTATCACCTAGACAATGAAATTTGGGACAAGATTAAAAGTGGAGAGTACAAGGGACTGTCATTTGGCGGTGCAACAAAGGCAAACAGAACGCCAAAAGTCATGAAAGATGGAAGTGTTGCCTATGAACTTAAATCATTAGAACATTATGAGGTCGCTGTATGCAAAGATCCAGCAGTTCCCCTAGCATTAATTACCGATTATAATCCACTTGCAAAGGCAATTACCGACAACGTAGAGAGAAGAGATGACGGCAAGATGGTAATCAAGTGCAGTAAATTTGGTTGTACTGTAGAGAAAATGACAGATTTTGCAAACGCAGATGGTGATAAAACTAACGCACAAGGTAAACAAGATGTAGAACCAAACAAATCATCAAACAGGGAATCAAGTCCAGTAGATGACGATGACGATGCAAATATTGGAGAAGAAAAGAAAGACGATGAAATTAAAAAAGAGATACAGGGAAACATTGGAGACGTAAGACACAGTGGAAAGGAATATGAGAACACTGAAACTGCACAAATAACAAGAGTTCCAGAAGAGGGTGGAGACAGTGACGATGCAGTTGTTACCAGAGAGGGTAAAAAAGAGGAAGAGGAAGATGAAACTAAAAAATCAGGTTATCAAACAGAAGATGGCAATAATCAATTAGGTGGACAAGGTGTCCCAAAAGAGAAAGAAAAAGAGAAAGATAAGAAGAAAAACAGCGAAAACTATATAAACTCGCTTAATAAAGATTCTGGTAAGGATATGGACAAAGATACTTCCACAATTTCAAAAACTGAAGAAGAGAAATCTTCCGAAGATGAAGAAAAGAAAGACGAAGTTGAAAGAGAAGATAAAAATGCATCTTTCCAAGAAGCAATCAAATCAAACATCGGTACATTGACTGACGTTATAAAGTCACTCGCAGAAACTCAAAAAGACGTTAGTTCTACATTAGTAGGTATTGATGATAGATTGAAAGCATTGGAAACTCCAACAGACTTACCGTTGAAGCCTAGTACTTCAGCAAGTGAAGACGTTGGTGCAAAGGTTACAGTCCCAGATACATACCAATCTAATTCTGTGCAAGCAGGACTAGACGACGATAAATCTGGTGAAGATAAACCAAAATCAGACCCTAGTGGACTGAAAATGCAAGAGAAATCTAATTTCGACTTTACTACCGAGACTCCAAGACCTAATGCAGCAATCGAAACAATTAACAAATCTACAACCGATATGTCATTTGTTTTGAAAGATGCAAGAGAAGGTGGAAATCTAAGCGTAGTAGCAAGAAACATTCTAGCAGGCAAGTATTATACTCCAACACCTGACGAAGTAGGAACATACTAAAATGACTCAAATCAGAACAATCGATGAGCTTGAGGCACAATATTATGGACACAATCGTAACCTTCTTAGAAAAGCAGATGCTCCATCAACTACCAGTACTGCTGGTATGTTTAACGCCATTTTTGGTGCTTACGCATGGGCTCAACTCAACTTAGAAGCAAACGCATTCGGCATTCTCCCAAAATACCCTTGGGATAAATCTGGATGGAGGGTTATAACAGCAAAACCAACACTTAATACCAACAACAGTAACACTGCCCTAGGTGGTACTACTGAAGGCGGATTAATTGCTGAAACAATCAAACCAACAGTCGCAGAATTAGATGTCAAACCAAAAACTGCTCAGTTGCCTTTCAGTGCATCTGAAGTTATGGAATGGCTATCAACTCATTCAAAAGACGACATTTGGGGTGGACTTGGTTCACTAAGATTGTACATGGCTGTGCAACACAAAGAGTTCATTAATAGAATGCTTTTGGCAGATGTTGAAAGCGATGCAGCAGCATCAAGTGGTGCTCACACTGGTACACAAGACTTTGAATCACTAGATAGAATCGTATCAAGTGATGCAGAGGAAGATGCACTA